ATGGAAAATGAGGAGATATGGCAGATTATAAACTACCTAACAGCACTGGGTCTACCAATGGTGTCGGCGGAGAAGCACGGCGGGTGTTTAAGGGTAGTGCTGGATATTCCGATATTAAGCGTGAACTCCATCTCGAGACGCACTTAAATAATACGTGGCATGAACTCGCTGAGTTGTTAGTAAGTAAGCATAAGGATTATGGTCCAAAGAATATATCGTTAGCACCTGGTGGTGCAATCAATGGCTTACGTGTACGTATGCACGATAAGTTAGCAAGAATAAATAACTTGGTTGATAGTGGTGTCGACCCAGAGCACGAATCCTTAGAAGATTCCTTCAAGGATATGGCAAACTATGCAGTCATTGGACTGCTGGTTTTACGAAAGCAATGGGACAATGATAGTAACTTTAACCAAGGATGAAGTAAGAGTATGTGCTAACCTAGCAGTTGAACGCTGGCTTGCTAAGATGGGCTCGACTGACCGCCCTAACTATGCAGCAGGTAAACGATTAGGTAAGTTGGAACCTGAGATTAATGCTAACATCAGGGCGAACGTTGCTGAGTGGGCAGTAGCCCGTACTTATAATATGCAATGGTCTGTACCCTGGTATCCTAACGAACTTCATCGTCAGCGCAAGGACATACCTGATGTTGGTGACGTAGAGGTACGCACAGTACGCACACGTGACTCTATTCCATTCTGGAAAAAAGATGCAGGGCGTACAATCTTTGGTGTGAAAGTTACAGATGAAGAATATTATTCTACTGTAGAAATCTATGGTTCATTCAAAGCCGATGATTATATGACTGATGAATACTACCAAGCCGACATTGATGGGTGGCGTGTGCCACTATCACAGATACAGGAAGTGATTGTAGCATAATGGATTGGTCACGCATTGAGAAGTGGGATTATGTGACGACGGCAGTAGCCTCAGAGTACCGACGTAAGTTTGATATGGTTGAGTATGATGATATCAAGCAGTCGTTGTATGAGTGGTTTACTCAGCACCCTAATAAGTTAGATGAGTGGGAAAAGATTGGCGAGAAAGACGCCAAGAACTTAATCTATCGTTCACTTCGCAATCAAGCATTAGATTATTGTCAACGCTGGAAGGCAAAGAGTACGGGCTATGATGTGTCTGACTTGTATTATTATGAAGCAGATATTGTAGAAGCCCTACTGCCTCCCGTGTTGCGTAATGAGTGGGGCGTGAGCCATAAGTTAAACTTAGGTATACCAGGACGTCCTAGTGCGCCATCTGAGGGCGGTAATCTATCTGTAATGATGATGGAGATAGACTCCGCATACTGGAAGTTAAGTAAAGAGGATAGAAAGATACTCTTCTTCCGATATGCAGAGTCTATGGACTACAAAGAGATAGCAAACTTCTTATCTCTAGGTAGTGATGACACCGCACGCATGAGGGGTAACAGGGCCGTCAAACGATTGGTTGTTAAGTTGGGTGGCTACAGGCCGTACAATGATGTTGATTTTATATCGTCCACGGAAACAGAAGAGTCACAAGACTCCCAAGAAGCAGAATGATATAGGTTAACACAGTCACACATATCAATGTGATTGATAGCAGTAGTAAGAGTGGGAAGTATTTAGTTAACCAACCCATTCTTATTCTGCATTCGGGTCGAACTCTTTATCAAAATCAATCTCACTATCTATCATCTCTTGTACCATGTCCTCTAAGTCCATCTCCGCTGGGTCCATATGCAATGTCTCCCCATTTATATTATAGAACTCTTCAATCTCTTTCATGCTAGCAAACTGTAGTTCATCAGACTGTAAGTCGCAGGCTGAACAACCACCACCCTCACATTCGCAACCACCTTCAGGGTAGTGTGCTTTAGTTATATATTCTTTTGTCATTAAAACTCCTGTCCCATGTACCAGAACCCTAGGTCAATAGACCAATGGTATTTATCAATAGCAAAGCCTAGTGCAAAGCCACTTGTTCTTCCCCAAACAAACCAATACTTACCTATTTTCTTTTCCATTTACCCTCCTGTTGAATAGAATCCACTGCCATTGAACTTGACAGGTGGTGCACTGTACACCCTTACCATTGGCTCGTTGCAACTGTCGCAGTAAGGTATGATTTCATCCTCTGTCATACCCCTACTGATTGTAACAATGCTTGAGTCAACTTCACATTTGTATTCATAACTTGCCATTATGTTGTACCTAAATCCTCACTCCTTGGGTAGACAATAACTTCTTCCCATGGGTCTGATGTAAATCTTGGCATATCTAGATTATGTATAGGCATAGACATGTGCCAATCAAGAACTTCTTGGTTACTGATGTGTCGTTCGACTACATCTTTTAGAAATTCAGTCATCTTCTATCTCCGTTCCCTCAGGCATTGGTGCTGTTGCTAGTGTACCACACTCAGCACACTCCATGTCAAGGAAGTACATAGCAATCTCTCCGTCATCATCAAAGACTGTTTTGAGGTTCCAAATCTCACAGCCACATGGGCATACTAGCGTAGGTGTACCTCGTATGTCCATAGCCTGTGTATAATCAGGTTTCATTTCTGTTATATGCTTAGCCATTAGTAGTTACCATTCCTTTTCCAGTGAGACCATGCATCACATGGCGTGCCGTATCTGTAGTAAATGTAATCAAGCCCACGCTCTATCTGTCGTGGTTCAGGTGTGTCAGGGTCAAGTCCCAACAGTTGAGGGATACCGCCTGCGTGCTTCCCCATTACGCGGACTGGATTGTAGGCATCACCGTTCCATGCCGACTCCTTACCCCACAATCTGTTGAGACAAGACCACTGAGTATCTTGCCACTCGCTGAGTTTATCTCTAGCGTATGCCTTGCTATCTACTTTACTCCACGAAGTCTGAACTGTTTCTTTTAGTTGTGGTTCGCTCGTTGGAGTATCGTATAAGAACAATGCTACTACTACGAGTAGCAAGAATGTTATCGACTTCATTGGTTTGTCCTTACCCTGTGTGCAAAGTTAATCATAGACCTGCGATTGTTCCATGTCAATGGGACATTCGCAAGTAGGACACGCTCACCTGGTAGGGTGCCACCCCAAATTCCATTATCTAAGTTCTCTCTTTTCATACCTTCATCAAAGCATTCAGCCTTAGTGGGGCATGCATTACAGATGGTCAATGCAGTCTTTACATTAGCGATACGCTGTTTGTATTCTGCGGTATCCACATTGGTATGTGAATGCTCTCCGTCGCTGTCAATAGACTCGCTGAACCATAGGTCAGGGTTCTCATGACCTGTGCATAGACCTTGCATAGTTATCTCCTAATCGTTGAAGTGGTCTTCCCACATTTCATCAGGCTCTTGATAGCCTTCATCTTCTTCTTCATCTTTACCTAATGCTATGTCGTCGTCAAGTGGTGGTTCGTAACTCATGCTTGAACTCCTTTCCTACCTCATAAGAAGCAGCAATAAAGTCTACATGCTCACTTAATTTTCTCATAAGTTCTTGTTGCTTGTCAAGTGATAGATGAGACATCATCTCTCTTGATAACTCTGCTTTCCATACAATGTTCATTCCCTATCCTCTCTTATGTCTTGTGTTTGTTCTGACCTGCAATCCATACAGTAATACTTGTATAATATAGTATTGCTACGACCTATGTCAAATACCCACCTGTGTTCGCAACCAATGGTACTAAAGATAGCACGCATTAACCGCCATGATGGTGTATCCCACCACGATTGGACATTTCGTATTACTTGTGGTACATTGTAAATCAAATGATTGTATTGTGCGTGTATAAATACACCACGATAGAGTGGAGCATACTGTGCAGGGAATGTTGGTGCTGATTGTTCGCGTTTAGCGACAACATCATGTAGAAACTCTTGCACAGTAACTCCAATCTATTGTAAGTGGGTGAGTGGTTTATCCACATACTCAGGTGCTAGGACTTACGCTTGAAAGACTACTGATGTGTAGCCGTTAAGGCGTTCGTGCGTGGTAACAAGACCCTTGCTACCAGTAAGGTGCTGATAAGTGCCGTCGCCTAGAGATACCCATAGTGAGTTATCTTTGAAGCGACCATTGTCGGCTGTTGCCTTGACAATAGTACCGCGCTTAGGATACTCTGTTGAAGTATCGAAAGAGTGGTATGAGATTTCGTCTGCGATAATTCGCAGTTCCTCGGCTAAGCCAAGGATAGTTGCTGATGTGGACATTTGTTACCTCTCGTTAGTAGTTGTATAAGTGGTCAAGATTTCTTACGCTTTGCCAGTTGGTGTTCGGTGTGTAACATAGGCAATCATCTATGAAGATACCGCAATCATAGCATGAGCGACACATATTACAGTAGTACGGGTTGTCTGTCAAGTCGGTTTCCGACTCACAGTAGGGG